ATTCGCTCTCGATCGGGCCGGTGAACGGCAGGATGGCTCGGCGATACTCCTCAAGCCGTGCCTGCGTCTCAAATGCTGTCTTCTGCTGCGGCGGAAGCATGATCTTGTTGAGCAGAAACGCTTCCGCAATGAGGTTGCGAACGTCCTGCTTCATCTCCATGCCAAAGCTCAAGCCGCTTGATGTCGGCTCGGTCATGATGGCATCCTGGATCTTCTGGTCTGCCTCAAGGTCCACATAGGTCATGCCGCCGGCATAACGGTTCACCGCATCGCGGAAGATTTCACCACGAGCAAACATTGGAGCGTCAACCGCCTTCTCGCCCTGCTCCAGAAGGATACGGGCCAGCGATTGCAGCATGCGCACATCGGGTAGTGAGTTGATGGCGGCCGGGCTGAACCCTTGCGGGAAGCTCGACACGGTGCGCCACCGGGGAATGATGTAGTTGAAGACCGGAAGCGGGCCCTCGCCCAGAACCTCTTCATGCTCGCAGTCGATGTAGAGCGAGCAGAACGGATTGTCCTTGTACTGGCGGCGCTTGGCCTTGTCGTCCGCATAAATCTCTTCAAACGGCAGGACGATGTGCCGGACCTTGAATTCCTTCGCCGGGTCTTTCTTGGACGCGTCAATAATGTCTTGATGCAGTGTAGCCTTGGGCCAGCGCTTGACGATGTTGCGCGCCGTCATTGGCATGTGGCGCTGGTTGTGGTCGATCTTGCCGACCTGATTCAGCATCCATGCGCATTCCTTGGGATGCCAGGTGCGAAACAGGAAGTGCGCGCGATCCGGGCTTTCCTCAACCGACAGGACGGGGTTGCCAAACGCTACCCAATCGTGATCCGCTTCATTGGTCGAGCGCACGAAGTTGGCGCGGCGATCATAGACCAGCCTGCGGAAATGATTGGTGGCGTATTCCAGCCAGCGCGCATTGGCCGGGTCTTCATCTATCTCATCGAGGCCCGTCTTGACCGCGAACCATTCGCCTTGACGCAGCAGGGCGCCAATGGTGTTGCCGAGTGTTTCCCGCGCCTGGACCTGGAACGAATCCATCAGGTCTGCGGAGAAGTCATCGCCAAGCGTGAACGTCTGCGTGAAGTCGCCGCGCATCGGATAGATGTACTCGGCAACCTCCTGCATGAGGCTGTCCCATTGAACTTTCTTGGCGAAGAGCTTATCCCCGATGGAAACAAGCTCCTTGGCGCGGCTGTCCATCGATTAGCCGGCCTGCCCGAGCAGTGAATTGCCATAGCTCGACGTACCGGCATCGCCACCACCCGTGCGGCGGGACAGCATGGTTGATGCCCTGCCAGAACGCGCTGCAATCTGCTGGCGCTGGCGAAGATCGGCAGCTTTGGCCGCTGCGTCATCAGGAACCGGCATTGGGGTGGCGTCTGCCACTTTGGGTGCTTTACCGAAGAGACCCGACATAATGTGTTTTCTCCTAGACGAGCAACGAAAGGGCAGAGACGACCACGGCGGCCCACGAAGCAAGCGCGAGGCCAACGTTGGCGGCGTATGCGCGGGAACTACCGCGCATCTCGTGGTAAGCGCGCGCTTCCTCCGCGAGGAATGCGATGGCAGCCGTAAGGCCAGCAAACCACCAAGCAGCTGGCGTATTGGTTTGGAACCCCGCCGCCGCTAGAATGAGGAGCAGCACAGCTCCTGAAAAGTTCTGATTCATGCGCGCCTCTTCTTCATCTTCGAATATCCGACATTGACGATTGGCGTTGGGCGCCCCAGCGGGCCGCTCTCACGCTTCGTCATGGCCGGGAATAGCGAGGCAAGGCCCCAGATCATTGCATCCGCCCGATCGGGCGAGCGTGAGCCGACATAGCCGGCCGTCGTCATGGCGCAGAGCTGGTCTTCCAACTCGCCGAAATAGCCGACGAGCGAGACCTTCTGCTGTTCGAACAGGGCCGCGATAGGCTCTGCCCGGACAATCTTGCCTCTCGATGCGGTGACTTCCCGATACGGAACCGCCGCACCGACACGCTTCGAAGCAGCAGAGCGGATGATTTCCGCCACCATTGCCCCGCCGAAATTGCTTTCCGCCACCACGCAATCGGCTTCCCACCGATCGAACGCGGAAACCGCAGCATCTCCCCATTGAGCGGGAGCCATGCGCCCAGAGATATCCTCCAGGACGTAGCCGCGCCCATCCTTACCGAGCCCGCAGACGACGATGCCGACCTCATCGGATCGCTTGTCTTCCTCTCCAGCCACACCAGAAGGATCGACGGCGACAACAATGCGCACCATCTCCGGTATCTTGCCGTCAACGATGCGCTGCTGATCGAGCAGTTCCATCGTCCACAACGCGGAATCGGACATATCCGCGAACTGCCCGAGCCAGAAGCGGCGCCTCATGGCCTCCGACATGCCTTGAAGCTCCTCCAGATACGAAGCCGGGAGATTGGCCTCGTTGTCCTTCGGGTTCATGGTGATGGCGGCATAGTTCGCTGGATTTGCCAGCGGTGTGCGGCGATCGGGGTCCTTCTTCTCAACGAATAGCTTGTAGGTCCAATGGGCCATGCCCGGAGGATTACAGTCGTAATAGGCCTTGAGCCTGAGCGGTGTCTTCTGCGCCAGGCGGGTGATCGCCATGTTGCGCGAGGCATAGGGTATTTGCGAACACTCGTTGAGATAGAGCGTTGCGTATTCCTGCCCGAGGATCTTTTCCGTCCGCTCCTTGTCGTCCAGCCCGCCGAACCAGATTTCCGAGCCGTTGGGCAGGATGTAGTACCAATCCGTCTTGTCGAGCTTGCAATTGGCGTCGACGCCGGGGAAGCAAAGCTCCATCACCTTCGGCAGCGTGTCGAGAATGACGGACGCCTTGATGTGGTTGAAACGATAACGCAGGACGGCGTGCCGGCTGCGATGCGCCAGAGCCCGGAGCAGAACCGCCCGTATGAAGCCGAAGGTCTTGCCGGAGCGCGAGCCGCCATATGCCATGACGTGCGTTGCGTCAGTTGAGGCTAGTTCGACCTGTGCCTTCTGCTTGGCCGTGAGTTGGAACGTCAAAGCAGGCCAGCATCCGAGGATTGGATGACGACAGAGACCGGCCCCTCACCATCGGCGCCGGTATGCTGTACCTTGTCGCCGTACTTCTTCGGCCTGAGCTTGCCGGCCATCCACTTGCGTGCATCGACGCGGAGGGCTGAGCGCCTTAGCGCCTCGCCATTCTCGCGCCAGCCGATCGCCTCACCATCGGCGGTGTTCTTCACCATCCAGTCGTTCGTGCCATCGTCCGCGATATCGAGGATCTCATCGAAGATGGTATCGGCTTGAGTTTCCCGAGCCCGCGCGTACTGGTCCGAGAACTCTTTGTGCTCGATCAGCCATTTGAAGACTGACGACTTGGCGGGCATTCCCTCATCCTTGCAGATGGCCCTGAGGCTTTCACCATCCGCGATGCGCTCACAGATGCTTGCGGCTATGGCCTCGCTGTAGATGGTGGGGCGAGCCACTTACTCTTCCTCGCCCAGCAATTCCTCAACCCAACGAATGAGTTCGACCATTGCGTTGGATTGAGTGTAGGTGGTTTGATGACCGTCGAACTCCTCCTTGTCCAGAAGGCCACAGTCATTTCGGTTCAGGAGTAGGAAGCACCTGAGTAGTTCGCGTTCTCTAGACAAGCTTGTTGCCTCCAAGCTGATCCCGTTTAGGCCTTGATGACCATGAACGAGATGACCAGCGTACCGTTGACGGCAGCACTGGCGTGGATGTTCTGGATGGTGATGGCGACAGAGCCTGCACCCGGGAGAACGTCAGCGACAGTCACGGTGCCCGTGGTTGCGGTACCCTTGCCGACAGTGACATAGACCTGATCCGCAGCGGCGATCTTGGTGTTGGTCAGCGTCAGAACATGGGTGGCGCCGGCCGCCGTGGTCAGGGCAGCCGTGGTGATCTTGCCGGATGCCTTGCTGAGCGTGGCAGTGCTCGTGCCGCCAGTGCCGGTAGCCGATGCCGTCTTTGTGCCGCTATCGAAGGAGGCAGCGCCCGCATCGTGGCGCAGCGTGTCATTGTCATCGAAGCCGAGCTTCTTACCGTAGAGAGAGTGGAACATGCTGGTATTCCCTTATGATTGCTGGTTGCTTGGGGATGGTAGGCACTGCACGAAAATCAGGACTTCAGATCGCCGGGGATCACGGCCCATTCGATTGGCGTCGTGTGCGAGGTGACATTGAGGCGGATCGTAGTCATCGCCGGGGATTCCCAGACGTTGGAGTAGTCAGCCGTGATAGCGGTCACGACCTTGATCCAGTTGCCGGATGGCATCTTCTCTTCGATGTCCACTGAGCCGGAGCCGAAATCCATCTTGATGGCGAACTTGTAGTTCGGGCCGACCGCCGTAAGGGCGCCAGTGCCGCTCGTGGTACCTGTGGCCATGGAAGGCTCCTAACGTCAGACGGTCAGCAGCGATGCGATAAGAGCTGCGCGGGTTGAGTTGAAATGCGTGCCGTCAGTCGTGCCGGCTGGCGGTGCCTTGTGGATGTCGCTATCGCGCGCCGACATCGCGGCGTCGGCGGCCTCGATGACATTGGTCATATTCGCAAGCCCGGCGCGAATGTCCGCATTAAGCGTGTTCAGGCTCGCCATGGTGCCATCTATCTGCGGGCTTTGGTTCGCGGTGGTGGCCCAACTGTCCGTGCTGGTCGAGCGCGGCGTGATCGTGGTCTTCCAGATGCGCTTGCCTGCGATGCTCGCCGTCGCAGCGATGGTCTGCAAATCCGCTTCGATTTGGGCAACAGTTCGGCCAAGGCGGAGGTCGTTGACGCCGTGCTGCAGGATCACATCGGTGAACGACATGAGCGTTGATGCCGTGTCGGCATTGAGTGTCGCGGTGATCGGGGCAACGTCCGCCGCCTGCTGGCCGCCTTTTGCCCAAGTCATGCAGGGATAGCCAAGCCGGCCAAGCATGCGCTGAAGGAAGCCAGACGAATCCTGTGCGCCAACGCCGCTATCGTCGCCCTGCCCCCATGCAAGGCTGTCACCGACGATCAGGAAGGACTTGGCGGATGTAGCGTTGACGGTGCCGATAATGGCATTCGGCCCGAAGGTGTTGATGCCCGTCGTGGCAGAAATAGTGCCGGTATTCCCCTGATCCGCTGCGACATTGCCGTCGTCCACACCAAGCACCGATGCACCCGCGTTCAATTCCATGATCGGAACCGAAACAGCCGATCCAACACTAAGGACCGTGCGTACCCAGAACTTCGATCCAGCCGGGATAGTAAGGCCGGCAACAACATCGGACTTGATGCGCGCTCCAGCCGTCACGGCAACGGTGTTCGACCCAGACCAGTTAACCGCCGTGAACGTGTTGGCGGGGTATTCGATGTAGAATTTCAGGCTGAACGCACCGCCCGCCGTGCTGGTGCCAACGGCGGACAGGTAACGGTTGACGAACACCAACTGAAGCGAACTGATATCGCCGGCCCCATGGGCCCAATATGCCTTTCGGCACGTGAACGGAGCGGTAAGCGACGATACTGTGGTGGCGATCTTGCCCCGATTGGCAACGAGACCACCGAGCGTCGGGATAATGGATGCCCCAAACCTACCAACACCTGGGCTGAACGTCGGCGCGATGATCGGGCTTCGAACCGGCGAACGTAGGCTGGTCACTTTGCAGCCGCCATACGCAGTTTGGCAAGGATGGCGCCGGCCACGCGATTACCAGCTTCTTTCGATCCGTACTTCTTGCCGGCCTTGGCGGAAATCTTACCAAAAGCCTTGCCCTTCTTGCCGATGTCCTTACCGGCTGCGGCCTGCTTGGCGGAGTAGGATCGCTTGGCCATGGTAGCAGCCCTTTAGGCGGCAGGCACCGACTGCGGCAGAGCGGCAATCACCGCATCAGCCTGAGCCTCGATGTCGGCGGCCTGAGCCTGCGCGGCCGCATCAGCGGCGTTTGCAGCATCGAGCGATGCCTTGACGGTGGCATTCTCGGCCTTGAGCTGATCGTTCTCGGCCTGGATAGCGGCGGCATTCGCCAGATCGGTGCTGAGCTTGGCGAATGCCGTCGCGATGGTTGCCATCTTGGTGGCGAGGGAATCGAGATTCACGGACACGGCGGGTTTCCTTCTGAAGAGGTTGAGGGATGAGGAGAGGATGGACATCAGCCGAACTCGCGCAGCATGTCGGCCTGCCGCTCTAGCCATTCGATCACATCGGCGATCGGCATTGAGGTTGCCATCAAGTTGATCGCAGCCTCGCCGAAGAACATGGACTGCTCGCGGTGGAACTGCTCTGCTGCCCGCTCTGCTATTTCGGTGATGGCGCGGGGTTCAGAAGCCAATGTCGTCGCTCTCGTCGCGTGCAAGTGTCACCAGTATCTTGGGATACCGGCTCCTGACGGTCCCGCGCAGCGTATCGAGATCGATCTTCCGTGGGCGCGGCTGAAGCAGGCGCCTCGCCTCTCCATGCATTTCACGCGTGATGCGCTCAGCTTCTTGTAACTCGATAATGGCGTGAGGCTCAGGCATGTCAGCGATACGAGATAAATCGAGCGCCAGTTACGGGGTGCTCCCAGACTTCAGCCTCAGCGAACATGTCAACGAACTCTTTGTAGAAGCGACCGAGCATGAAAAAGACGCTGCACAGCGCGACAATCAGAATCGTCTCGATCACGTTGCGCTCCTGATCTATACGCCATCGCGTATAAGTTGCTGATATACGGGAATGCGTATGATGGGCTTTGCCGGCGGCGAGCGCGTTGCCCTGCACTTATCCGTGGCAATGCCATTCATGGCGATGCCCGATGACCGGCAAACTGGAGCGGCGTGACGCATTTGCAGCGCCATCTTGTCGAGCAACGCAGAAGGGTGATCAGATCCAACCGCAGATGCCGCTACGCGCCTATCGCGCCGCTAATTTCTGACAAAGATATGGATTGGGCGCGGATGGTGAAAATCCGCTGATGAGCCGTGACGTGTCCCTGTCGCCCAAATCACCTGCAGAAAATATAGCACCCTATTATTTCTGACGCAAGCCCTATGCAACCAACAATGCGGCGCCGATTTCAACGGTTGTGGTGCCGGCGATATCCAGGCTTTTGACGAGTGCCTTAAGCCTTTTGTCGCCTTGATTCCTGGCGCGCTTGGCAATAGAGCGCTGCTTATTGATGGCCTGCCGGTCGAACTCGGCTTCTGATTTTGCCTCCTCGGTACGGAGCAATAGGATGTCCGAGAGCGCTATGGGCTGCGGGACACCAGCGACACCGACAATTCCAGCCACGCCCGGCAGCTCTTGGAGCTTGAGGAAGTTGCACGGGCCTTTTATGAACACATACCCGGTGAGCAGCGCAAAACGGCGAGCCTTCCAGATCTCAGTGCGGCGCCGATCGCGGATCAGGCGCTTCTCGACTGGCATGTAGTGGATGAACCCGGCGTCTGTCAGCGCGCGCTCGATTGCCGAGACATTGGCATTTAGGCTCGGGACGATGCGATAGCCCTTCCCGCGCGGCCTACCATCCTTGTCGAGCGTGGTTGTCTCAACAGCGTATTCGCGCTGCGGGACTTGCGCTCCTGCCTTTGTGCGAATTGCGTACCAGGTCATGCCATGGTGTCCCCGTGTTGCGGTTGGAGGATGGGCTATCGATAGAGCCTGTCGAACGCGCTTCTGCCAGGCAACGGATCCCCGAAAAGCCGCTGCGTCAGTGATCGCGTGTCTGGAGGTATTTCCGCAAGGCGGGCGGCCACATCCATTGGATTGGGATTGACTTCGCGCAAGGCAAGCCCCGCCTCACGCCGCAACCGCGTCATCTCCCGCATGTCGGCGCGGCGCTGGATCTTGCATTTTTCGTGTGTCGATTTACTCATGGGTTTACTCCGTATGGGCTTGGTAGATTCCGACGCTTCGACCGCTCGTTGCTGATCCAGCGCAGGACAGTGGATTCTTTGACCCCGTACCGCTCGGCCAGTTTCATCGTGTCATCGCCTTCGAACAGAAACCGACGATAGGCTTGGAGTTGTCTGGAATGGCGGGTGCACTCCCATCCTGTCACCCTGACGCTGAAAGGAGTGTCTTCCGGGTCTTTCCCCGGATAGGCTATGAGCATCATACCCTCCCTCTGATGGCTATCTGTTCCGCTGGCGGCCCGTAGACCGTCTGAATCGATGCGATCCAAGCGCCACCCACAGGCACCTCGCCCGAAGCGCTCATCTTGCGGAACTCGTCATAGGAGACGTTCTCCTTGATGATCGGGCAGTCCCTGTACTTGGTGCGGGCTTTCTCCTGCCTGATGTGCCAGGGTGTTCCGCTGTATCCTGTTGGCGCCGGCAATCGTGGCCTCGCCTTCAGGTCGATGTATTCCTGCCGCTGCCGTGCTTCCGTAACAAACTCGGCGATTGATGGTGCGAAGGTCTTGGACTGGCCGGGGACATCGCCCATGGTGAAGCGCTGTGCTGCCTCAGTG